GTCAACTGCGACACGATGGAAGCAGTAACACCATATGAGGTAGTCATACACCATGTCGATCGCAAGTCAGGCAAGGGGTTGTTGTCAAAGTATGAGCATATGTTTAAAGTTTCTGAGGTGATGCTCAAGGCTATGGATTTGAACTTAATCAACAGCACTTGTATGGATATCGTTGACGGCATCTTCGGTGTGGGCAAGCATAAGGAACGCATCGGTCGTGAGAAAGAATACAAATAACATTCTGAGAAACTCATAGAAGATGCGCCATTGGATGCACTTCTATTGTTCAATCTTGCGTATGACGTAAGGCATGTAGGGTATCGCATGAGGTATGGCATGAACAACCATACTGATGACACTCCTGAGAACATCTTCATGGCTACTAAGCGCAAGATCGCTAGAGAAGTCTACAAGGAGAACCCTGCGATTCTCAAGGAGGTGTCGTGCGTGGGTGGCAAGCGTTACCCCGCATGCGATTGGGGTGTGAAAGTAATGGTCAACGGTCAACAAGTGGAGCAATCAACATGAGTCTAAATGCCATAGAGATAGAGATGAGAGATGTGTATGGGGTAACAAAGTTTTACCCTGTGTGCGAGAAGGCGTGTATCTTTGCACGAATTGCAGGGACAGTAACGCTCACAAAAGAGACGATCAAACAGATCAAGTTACTTGATTATGCGGTCATCATTAAAGTTAGAGAACCACAACTGGGAGATTGATATGTCAGTAGAGAAATACTTTGTAGAAGGGCTCGGCAATGAGGAGATGTATGAGGAGATGAAAACCTCAGTTATCTTTCCACTGATTCGTGAACTGCAATTTACTTATGGACTAAAAGTTTATCAACAGACAGGGAACGGCTACATGATGTGCCACCCCAATGGCTTTGCGATGTGCCAAGTGTGGTATGACCACGATACTACTCAATACAACTATCGCTCGCCTTGGTATAGGAAGCAACGAGGTAGCAGTGCATCAGATAGAGAGACTGTTAGTAGTGTAAAAATCTCTTCACTCATGGCGACACTCAAGCGCATGGAAGCAGTGCATGATCAAGAAAAAGTTACTCACGGTTATGTGAGCAGACTCACCGATGCAGTAAGTAGATTGCGTAGGAAACTCGGAGACCACAACAAGAATCATGGGTTGGATGGTAATGAAGTTCATGCGCTTATGTTGATGGCACTAGGTAAAAGTCCTAATAGTAATTGGGTGAAGATAGACCAAAATAAATGTCAATTAATACTTGACAAATTCGAAGAAGCAGATAACATCAAGAAAACAAAGATTGAAGAGAGTAATCGGTTCTTCACTAACCCTTTCTACATGATAGGTGTTGACATGAACAATCATTACTTAGTAGGTAAATTAAAGTTAACAACAGTAAGCACAGATCGAGCAAAGTTATGTTATGAAACAGTTGAACCATTCAAACGATACAAGAGTTATGAAGATCTACCTGATCTCATTCCAGTAATGACTATGACTAAGTTAGCCTATGAAAACGGTAATCATAGTAAGCAAGATGTCATACCTATCATGGATGAGTATGACGAGAACCTCGATGCAGTGTTCTTCTACAACTCTCGCCCAACACAGTTCGATCACGCATGGATGGTGACACCATGTTCCGCAACCTGACGCCTGTGGTGCATCCAAAGAACTATGACCTATTGCGTGTCCCTTTGCGTAAGGAGGGGTGGAACTACACCATCTCTGTCGCTGATGGATTCACTAGGACATTCAACGAGAACACATTACCTGATGTGATCAAAACCAAGATGGCAATGATTCTTGCGCGCGGTGACAAATTCAAAATGGATAACCACGCAGACAGATTGTCGCTATATACAAACACAGTTCCCGAACTAGACGAGATAGGTTGGAGAGCATCCGAGACTTATTTCTGTTTAGTTCTTGATCGGCTAACTATCGATTCACTGAAAGGTGGAGGACAAAATAATGCTTGAAACTATTGCATGGGCAGTCATGTTGATGTGCCTTGGTGGGGTAGTGGTAGTAATCGTTGCGGTGGCAATCTTTATGCTGAGTAAGGATTAGTGATGACACCCGAAGCCAAGGTCAAAGAGAAGATCAAGAAGATTCTCAAAGCCCACGCTGTATGGTATGCAATGCCACATGGTGCGGGGTATGGCAACGCAGGGATACCCGACTTCCTGTGTTGTCATAAGGGAAAGTTTCTAGCGATAGAAGCAAAGGCGGGCAAGGGTGTCCTCACTGCTCTACAACGCAAGGAACTAGAAACTATTAAGCGAACAGGTGGCGATGCTTGGCTTGTGAACGAGGACAACATTGACATCTTTGAAGAACATATAAGGAACTCTTATGACTGATGAAGAAGATCGTAGCAATTTGCGAGATCTACACGCAGGGTTTGCGATGGTGGGGTTACTAATGAAAGGAGAACACCCGCCCACTATTCCCGCCCTAGCGTATGAACTCGCAGATGCTATGCAAGAAGCACGAAACCAACATGGGGTTGGAATCGTATCCGTTAAACGCCAAACCAAGAAGGAGAAGGCAAATGAATAGATCGAAAAGCAATATCGCAAGAGCAACAAAACTCGTTAGCGATAACCACGATACATCAGCGAAAGAAATCGCCACTGTAATCGGTGTGAAGATGGACTCCGCACATAATCTTTTATACAACGCACGCAAGAAGTTACGTCTATACAAAGTCGGTCGTGGCAAGTTTGCTGTGTGGAAACAAAAGACACGCATGCAGAGTGCAGTATCGAGAGACCCCGAGGGCGACAAAATAGATGCAATGGTTGAGAAGGCTTTGGCAAAAGAGATCATCCAAACACATCACACCGACATGGTGAACAATCCGCCCCACTACACGGCAGGCGGTATCGAGACTATCGACTTTATCGAAGCGAAGTCGTTGGGATACAACTTGGGCAATGTTGTGAAATACATTACGCGAGCCGATCACAAGGGCGATAAGCATGAAGACTTGTGCAAAGCACGTTGGTATCTCAATCGTGAAATTGCTAAGTTAAGCAAGTAACCGCAAGGGGGCATGGTTAGTCCATCGCCCCCTATTTTTGTATCTATTGAAAATCCATGATTAGCGACCCATCGATCGGTGGACTGCTAATTTGATGCCAGTTCCTAAACAGAGGAGATTGACCTATGAAATGCCCTGAGTGCGGTGCATGGTCATTAGTGAAAGAGACAAGACAATCGCCCACTTTCGGGCAAACACGAAGGAGAGAATGTGCAAACGAACACCGATTTACAACCCAAGAACTCGTTGTCCCGCAAGAGGCAATTGATTACGAGAGACGAACTCATCTCGAGAATATCCGCAAACGATTGGAATCCATTCAAACGCGTAAACCCAAGCGTGTTAGAAAAAGTAATGCGCGCATCTACTAAGAAACGAATAGAGCAACTCGAGGACGCACCACTGTGAGTTTAATTACCCTAGACTTTGAGACCTACTATGACTCCAAGATCAAACTTGGATTCAAGCATCAGACGACTGAAGAGTATGTGCGCGACAAACGCTTTGAGGTAATAGGTGTTGGCGTGAAGGTAGACGATGCGCCATCTGTTTGGTTCACAGGCAACAACGACAAGATAAAAGAATTCTTATCCACGTTCGACTGGACGACAAGTGCCCTATGCTGCCATAACACTCTCTTCGATGGATGTATTCTTAGTTGGAAGTATGGCATCACACCAGCATTCATGTATGACACGCTATGCATGGCGCGTGCGCTTCATGGTGTAGAGGTTGGTGGCTCACTGAAAGCGTTGGCTATACGCTATGAGATAGGCGAGAAGGGTGACGAGGTTATCTTGGCTGAAGGTAAGAGCCGACTTGACTTCAATAAAGAAGACCTAGCCCGCTATGGCGAGTATTGCAAGAATGACGTAGACCTTACTTTTACGTTGTTCAATATATTGTCGAGTGCGTTTCCCGAAGATGAAACTAAGTTGATTGACATGACATTGCGGATGTTCACCCATCCAGTGTTCTATGTGGATGATGCCCTACTGCAAGAACGCGCTGATGAACTACGCGAAGAGAAGAATGCATTGCTTGAAGGGTTGATGGAGAAACTCAACTGCGAGACAGCAGAGGAAGTGCGCAAGCGATTGGCGAGTAACAAGAAGTTTGCTGAACTACTAACCGAACACAACATTGTTGTGCCAATGAAACCAAGCAAAACAACTGGGAAGGAAACCTATGCGCTGGCTAAAAACGATGAGGGCTTTTTGGCGCTTACTGAACATGAAGACCCATTCATACAACAGTTATGTTCTGTTCGACTGGGTACTAAGTCAACCATTGAAGAGTCAAGGATTGAGAGATTCATCGACATCGGTAAGCGTAACAAGGGTATGCTCCCCATCCCCCTCAAATACTACGGGGCTCACACAGGAAGGTGGGCGGGCTCAGACAAAGTCAACTTCCAAAACCTCCCCAGTAGAGATAAGAAGAAAAAGGCTCTCAAGAACGCGGTGGTTGCGCCCGATGACTGCATCGTTATCAACTGCGACTCGTCTCAAATCGAGGCGCGTGTCCTCGCATGGTTGGCAGGGCAGGATGATGTGGTCAAGCAATTTGCAGATGGCGAAGATGTTTATTCAGTATTCGCAACCAAGATTTACGGCACTCCCATCACGAAGGCTAACCCAGTCGAGCGGTTTGTAGGTAAGACATGCGTTCTGGGACTTGGCTACGGGACTGGCGCATTAAAACTTCAGCACACACTCAAGACTCAACCCCCCGGGGCAATCGTTTCGTTCGAGGACGCTGAGAAATATGTTAATACATATCGCACCGAGAACAACAAGGTCAAGGCATTGTGGGACGAAGGCGATGGCGTAATAAAGCATCTATCCACATGGCCTAAGAACAAGAAGCGTTACTACTATGGCGAGCCCGAGTGCGTGCTTGTAACGTCTGACGGATTGCGCCTACCGAATGGGCTGTATATCCGCTATCCCGAACTTAAACTCAACAGTAGTGAGTCTAAATCTAGATACGAATACAAGTCTCGTAAAGGACAGGTGTCCCTGTGGGGTGGATCGCTAGTTGAAAACGTAGTTCAAGCCCTAGCAAGGATTGTCGTTGGCGAGCAGATGCTCAAGATACAAGAACGGTATCGCGTAGCCCTCACGGTGCATGACGCGGCAGTTGTCGTGGTTAGTGAAGCCGAGAAGGATAAGGCGCTTGCTTATATCGTCGAGTGCATGAACTGGACACCCGACTGGGCTAGGGGTTTACCCGTGACTTGTGAAGCGCAGTATGGCACAAGTTATGGCGATATGGTAGAGTATAAGTAAAGAAGGAATTGACAAATGACACCTGAAGATGAAGCATTCAACGACATTGAACGGCAAGCCAAGCAACGCAAAGAGGCAGTCCTGCAAGCCCTGCATGACGAGAACAGACGCCTTAATTTATATGATGGCGTATACGAGAAAGCAGATCGTAACCCGAAGCACATCATTCACGCACTTACAGCAGAGGTAGAAATCTTGACTGAGTTGGTGCGCGTTCTAAGTGCTCGCATAACAGAACTGGAAGGCAAGGTATGAACGAATGCCCTACCTGTGAATACCACAAACAACGCGCACAACTATGGCGTGATGAAGCATACAGACTAGCGGGGCATCCGTTGCCTGAGCGTGAGCAAAACGGTATTGAAACCCTATACGCTTTATATGAACAAGCGTGTAAACAAAGAGATGAAGTGATGGAGCATCAGAAACAACTGGCGCTGATGTTGAAAGAGGCCAACGAAATTATCTTCAAGAGTTGTGTAAATTTGCCCCATTGGAAAAGAACTGCCATGCGGTATTTAAAACGCAACGTACCACAAGCGCACCAACAGGCTGTAGATGAGTTTGGCGAGCATCCAGATGGTAGGGGACAAGCATGACCCCAGACCTTTACCAATTTAACTGCGAGGTTGAAGGTGTCGAACTCCAATGCAAGTTGGAGTATGAACCACCAGAAGAAAACTACCCAGACGCACCCGACATCGAGGAGTGCATGAACCTTGTTAACGCCACCACCAATGGCGTTGACATTGCCCATCTGCTTATGCAGTCCATCGTAGATCACATCTGCGAATCCGCCCTTGAAGA